AGCGCCAACGCTAGGCGGAAGTAGAACCTCCGCTCTGGTCGGTCGGTGAATCTTTTCCCAGGCTTTCCACGGCCTCCGACGTCAGGGCGTTGTGGCTCCAGGCCTTCTCGAACAGCCGGTTGATGACCACGCTCGACTTCTTGCCGAGGAGGTCGGTGTCCGTGTCGGCAAACAGCCGCTCGCCGGAGTCGTCGCACAGCGTCAGCGTGAGGAAGCGGACGCGGAACGACTTCATTTTCTGTTCGGCGTAGGACTCCTCGAAGGCGTCCCGCTCCAGGCCGGAGAGCGTCTTGACGTAAACGTCGCCGCCCCACTCCGGGACCTTGATCGCGTCGCTCAACCGAACGTCCTTCGCCGCCAGAATCGCAGCCTTGCTCAAAGCCATCAGCATGACCCTTTTCTATTACAGAAACACGGAACCAATTTGGCCTGCGCCAGAACCCGCGCCCGCCGACGACGTTGTCGGACTTGAGTAACACACGATCGGACCGGCGCGATACAGCGTGTTGGCGTTGCCGACCCCGTAGGCCATCAGCGACCATGCGGCGCTCGGGTCGTTCGAGATTTGGGACGAGGCAGTTTCTGAAATCGTCACCTTCACCAGCCCGGTGGCAGCCGAAAGCACGCTCACGCCGAACAACTGCGACTCGTACTCGCCGGCGCTGACGAACGAGGCTATGGCGTACAGCGACTGCCCAGTGACATCGACGCCAAGATTGACCTGAAACGTGTACTCGTCGCCGGCAACCATCTCGATCTTCAGATAATTCGGAGAGTCCGGGGTCAGCGTTGACGGCGTGACCACGTTGATCACGCCCCAGCGGCGCGTCTTCGCCGCCGCGACAGGGTCTTCGGAGGACGGCTCGTAGGTGACTAAAGTCCAAGTGATGGCTGGACCGGCCGGCAGGGACTGCGGAATGACCAGCGAGACATTGCCCAGCGAGGCAGAGACGACAGTCGACGGTATCTCTGCCACCTCGTACTCGCCGACTTCCATCCACCTCGCGACAGCAAGGACGGTCATGCCGATGATGTTGACGCCGAGGGAGATCGGAACAACCTGCTGCGTCGACTGAAACACGGCTATGTCTTGCCGGACCGGCAACTGTGATGCTGTTGGCATGGCCGACTAGCCCCCGTAGTCCGTGAGCGTGAAGCGAAGCGTGCCGCGAACGAGTTCGCCAACACGCGCCTCCTTGTCAGCGCTGGCAAGCACCACTCTTCGCGAGACGGACATCACCGGGGTATCGAACGTCAGCGTGCCGTAGTCAGACACAAAGCCGTCCGGAACCCCGCCGTTCGCGGTGGCCAGATACTCGACGTCAATGCTGCCACCGGACACGTCGCCCGTCGGCACCATGATGCGAAACCCAAGGGGGTCAGACGGCCCAGTCATGTCAACGACCTCTGCGGTCGGGTTCGTGACAGACAGTGCCGTGACGTTTGCCCTAATCTCTCCGCGCGTGCCGGTAAAGACAAACGTCGCGCCGTGCGCGGTGATCGCCATCGGACCCTCCGGTCGTCAGGCGAGCCGGAAGGTCGCGGAGCCTCGCACGAAGTCGCCGACCGAGCCGCCGAGGGACGCCGACGAAATCGTCGCATTGCCGCTGAACGACATTGGGCCGGAGATCGACATGGCGCCGGACGTGCCGGCGGTGAGGATCGTCGAACTGATGTAGTCGATCTGCACCTCTCGGTCGGTCGCAAAACCGCCCACGAAGATCCGCCGGCCGTTCGGGGCCACGCCGAGGTGGGTCGCGTCGAGGAGGTCTTGAGTGTCATTGACCTGGACGGAAGTGACGGTGACGGCGGCGCCACCGAAGGTGAACGTAAGTCCCTGTGCCGAAGTTCCCATTGCGCCGCGCCTCCTTGCGCTATTGTGTTAGCCGGTCGCCTCGGACCAGCGAACCTGAAACAGTTGCCTGACTTCGTATGCCGGCGGTAGTTGTGCCCCAACCGCTGTGGGGTCGAGGAAGTCGTCCACTTCGGAGACCAGCCTCATATCATGTATTGTAACCCCGAGAAGTGTGCCTGTGTGGCCATCCAGAGACAGCCGCACCTCGTCGGAAAGTTCCTTGGCACCTTCGTAGGTCAGCGCCCAGGAGGCCACCTGGAGCGACACCTCCGGCATGAAGAGTGGCGTGTTCCCGAGGGTCCCCTCCCGCCGGACGTTCGCCCGCTTGTAGATCACGAACGGCATCGACGCCCCTTTTGGGACGGCGATCGGGTAGATCTGAAAGCCAACCAGCCGGGCGACGGCCGGCGTCGAGGCCAGTTTCGCGTAGATGTGCTTTTCCGGGAGCAGGAGCATTACAGAGACCCCGCGATGGCTGTGTTGATGGCGTCGATGAGGCCGTTTCGGATGATGGTCTGGGCCTGGGACCTGCGGGCGGAAATGGTGTTTTCCATGAGGTGATAGCCCGGCATCGCGCCGTAGTCCTCGCCGGGGTGCAGCGTGAAGACGCCTCCGTCTGGCAGGAAGTCGTGCGTGTACCCCCTGCCGGCCCGAGCCTGCCGCGTCGGCTCCCTCCACGACGACATGAGGAAGTAGTACCCCCTGGATCGGCGGGCGAACTTGTCGCTGTCCTCCAGCCGGGCCACCTTGGTCATGCGGCGGTTGATGACCTCGTGGACGTTGACGTAGGTCTTGCGTGTGCCGCGCGACGATGGCTTCCGGCGGCCGTTGGACCCGAACTCGACGAGCCAACTGTGGTTGCCGCTGGCCTGCGAGCCGGTGGCGCCCTGGCTGCCGGTGTGCCGCGGGCCGGCGATGGCGACGGACACGCCTGGGCGGTACGTCTTCGTCTTGATCGTCGTGCTTTTGGCAAGGTTGCCGGTGGCGTCATGCCGCAGGGCGGCGGCCCGGTAGGTGTCGCGGATGGGGCGGGCCGCCCTCTCCAGGACGCGCTCCAGAGACTCGCCGGCCGACAGGACGCCGGCCACGTTTTCCAGCGTCTCCAGGATCGGACGTATGCCCTCGACTCCGATGCGGATAAACGCCTGCGCGCGGCCAAAGTTGTCGACGGCCATCACTGCACCTCTCGGGCCAAAATCTCGAGCGCCGTGCGGTTGTCTCGCTCGACCACGCTGGCGATCTCCATCGTGCGGCCGCGCCAGACGATGCGATGCGTGTGATTGACGTCGGCCCTGTAGCGGATGCGAATGCGGTGCGTCGCCACAAGGTTGGCCTGCTGGGCCTGCAGGATGTCCCTGGTCGACAGGCCGTCGACGCTGGCCCAGACCGTGGCGAGCGCGGCCCAGGTCAGCGTCGTCTCGCCGACGGGCGTCCGCACCTCGGAGGGCTGCTGGATGGCCACGCGCTCCCGCATCCTGCCGATGATCATGCGACGCTGCCCTCTCCGATGAAGACAACGTCGTAGGCTGCTGTTCCAGAGACAGAGGCCAGCCGAGCAATGCGCGGGCCTGCCGGATTGACGGAGATACCGTCGGCGCCTGGGGCTGACACGAAATAGCACCCGCCGGGCTGGATCTGAATTGGGATAGCCGGAAACCAAATGCCGGACGTCACGTTCGTCGGGCCTCCAATGCTCAACGCAACAGAATCGCTTTTGTTGCGAACGTAGACCGCCTTTATGGCGGTAAACGTGACAGTGACTGATGCTCCGTCGCGTGTGTCTTCGATCGCGGACAGGTTGAGGTCGGTGTTTGTCGTGGTGGCCGTTCCAGACGAACTCCACACCACCTGCGCCTGGTTGGCCCCGGTGCCGTCGGCAAGCGCAATGGCGTAGTTGGCCGGCGTGGCCCGCAGCGTCCGCGACAGGTCGCCGTTCGACGTCTCGTGGGCAAGGATGGACAGGGCGATCTGGGCGTTGAGTGCCATCGGCTAGTTCCCCATGACGTAGATTTCGTAGTCCTGGCCGGCAGTGCCGCCGATCCGCAGGATGCTGCCGCCAGCCGTGGCGCCGAACCCGACGGAGTTCGGGCAGCAAATCAGAAACGCGCCTCGTTCGCGGATCGGGTAGCCGCGGAGCGTCAGCGAGCCAAGGTTGACCATCGGGGAGAAGTTCCACGACGTAACGTCCTGACGGAAGACGCTGAACTGGCTGCCAGTCCAGCCGGCCGAGAGGGCAATCTGATTGGTCGCCGACAGGTTCTTGATGCACAGGAGTTTCACGGTGCCGATGCCAACTGCGGCGAAGTCGACCTCGTCGTAGCCGGACTCGAAGGACCGGCGGTCGCTCCAGACCTTCGTGCAGTCGCCGACGTCGAAGAAGAACGACAGCGGGTGATCCGAGACAGACGACGTCAGGCCGCTCGTCGAGGTCGACCGCGCCGACACGGTGGCTGTGACTTGGGCCTCAAGTGTCACCGGTATCCCCCCCACCCCGAAGCCGCCAGCAGGGTGTCGAACGTCGTGGGAATCGGCATCTGGCCGCCCTGGCCAACCGGCTGCCGCATCTCGTACCAGTGGGCGACGAGGAGCAGGACAAGGTGCCGAAGCACGCTGGGCACGCTCGACCCGGACGCTCCGTAGCCGGCGCTCCACCGCACCAGGACGCTGTTCTCGTCGCCCCGAACGGCCGGCCAGACGCCGCCGTACACCGGGAAGATGCGTCCAGGCGTGGCGTAGAAGTCCATCTGAAACGCCCCGCTGCCGCTCGTCAGCGTCTGATTCGTGCCGCCTTCGTCACGGTAGACGAGCGTCACGGAGGCGTTCTGCATGGGTGGCCGGGGCAGGATGATCTCCCACAGCGGGAACGTGTCGTATCGAGCCTCCCAGACGGTCGAGATCATGGAGATGTCGAGGACGCTCTCGACGTACTCGCGGGCCGTGGCGATGAGCGCCGTGATGTACGCGTCGTCGTCGGCAGTGTCCACGCGGCACTGCACCTTGGCCTCGGCGAGCGTCACCGGCTCGACAGCCGGCGCCGTGTAGCGCGTCAGGCTGCGATACGGAGTGATGCCGGACTCTGGCTGCTGCGGCGAGCCGTAGGTGATCGTGACTGTCACTTGTGCCTCTTCTTTCCTTGCGGCTGAACGGCCCGCTCTGTCCGGACCTCAACGGCCGCAGTCTCTTCGTCGCGGTCCTCAACGGCCCTCACAAGGCCGCGGGCCACAAGCACGCGGGCCATGCCGTCCCCCCAATCGAACTCCTGGCCGACCTTGTATCCGCCAAACGCCTTGACGATCCTGACTCTCACCTCACGAACCCCCATGCGCCCTCGGGCGGCGTCTTGTCGCTGTTCCAGAACTCGGTCGTGTGCTGCTGGACTTTGCCGCTTGGCTCCGTCCTGGACGGCCATGTAATCATCAGTTCGGCGTGGCCGACGCTGACGTTCGTGGCGATGCCCAACTTGTTGCCGGAGGCCGAGAACTTCTTCCAGAAGTAGATGTCCTCATCAACGTGGCCGCCCGTAAACGTCCCCTCGGCGTTGGCCTCGGCGAGGAACCAGGGCTTCGGCATCTTCTTGATGGCCGCCGTGCGGATGAACGTGCAGCCAAAGTGAGCCGTCTCGACCAACTGGACGGGCTTCGAGAACCAATCGTCCTGGACCGTTGTCTTCTCGTCCGGCGTCACGCCGGGGAGGGCGAACATGACCGTATTGGCCTCCCGCTTAGTCTGAAGCGGGGCGATGGCGTCAAAGCCGGAGTACATCAACAGGGTGAGCAGGGCCTCGACCGTCTGCGCCGTGAAGATGGTGTCGTAGTCGATGGTCAGCACGACGTCGTGCGTGTCGACGACCTGCTCCATCGTCCGCTGCAGGCACTGGCCGAAGAACGCACCCGTGAACTTGATGGGAGCGATTCGGTGCGGGGCCAGTGCCTGGGAGATGCAGAAGAAATTGTCCGTGAAGCCGAGGCGTGGCACGCTCATGAGAGCGGCCACCTTGACCTCGGCTTCACATTGACCAACACGAACCAGCATCGTTTCGCTCCTTGTTAGGAGCGGGCGCGCATCCTTGCGCCTTTGTCGGCCGTCAATGGCCGTCCCGCTTATGCAGGACTAGCCCTTGATGAGACCGATGACGCCGGCGTCGGAAGCACTGACGGGCGACTCCTCGCCGCGGCCGAGCCGGCCGACGATCGCCACGGTCGCGGACGCGCCGGGCGTGTAGGAGACCTTCAGGTAGCGCTTCTTGGCCCTGGTGTCGATGTCCATCTTCAGGACGGCTGCCGACGACGTCCCGGCCGCGCTCACGGCTGGGATCGAGAAGCCGCCAGTGCCGCCACCGACGAGGGCCGTGACGTTCGAGTAGGACGAGTTGTCGTCCGACTCCTCGACCTTCACGACGTTCGCAAACACCGTGCTGGCGTTGCTGGCCCGGATGACGGTCACGCTGGCGTGATCGTAGCCGATGGTGTCGATCGTCAGGGTCGCGGTCGCGGTCGCACCGACAGCAGCCGTCGGCAGTTCAGCGACGACCTTGTGGTTCTGGGCATGAATCATGTGACTGAGGCTCCTTTATCACGAGGCGGCAGACTTGAGGGCGACCACGGGGCCGACCTCCGAAGTGCTGCCGAGGCTGTGGTGGTTGATGTCGAACCGCATGGTCCCCTGGAGCAGCAGTTGATCAGTGGTCGCGTAGACCTGATCGAACAGCCGCACCGAGAAGTCCCGACGACGGGCGTAGATGCTGGACAGGCCCATGTTGCCGAACAGCACCTTCACCTTGTTGGTGTCGGCGCCGAGCGTGCTGTTGAGGACATGAACCATCCGCACCGGGTAGCCGAGCCACGACTCGCCTGCGTCGCGGCCGAGGTTGTCGACCGTGTTGCCGCCGGCGGCATATTTCAGGCGGCTGATCGACGCGGCGTAGCCGGCCGGGGAGACGTACCACGCAGCGCCCTGGCGGGCGTAGAGCGGCAACTTGCCGATCACGCCGAGGAAGTCCTCGACGTCGAGGGTCTCGAACGCCGTGTTGCCAGCGGCAGCCGTCACGACGCTCGCCGTGTGGGTGCCGTCGTTGATCTTGTTGACGATGCCGTTGATGCCACCGTAGGTGCTGGTGCCGTCACCAAGCCATCCGCAGGTGTCGATCTTGTAGGCCAGCGAGGTCGCGAATTCAGCGGCCACGCTGTCGGCCAGCGACACCAGGGCGTCTTCGACGACCTCGGTCGACATCCGGCAGGACACGCCCAACTTCTTCGCGACGAGCGACACGTTGCCGTAGGTCGGCTCGCTCTCGGTCACACTCGACCCCTCGCCGATGAAGTAGGCCGTCGTGCCCGACAGCCGCTTCGGCACGACCATCGTGTCGCGGTTCATCGAGACGTTCTCGGCGGCGCCGGGGAAGGTGCCGTAGGTCTCGACCAGCCGGATCACGCGGTTCGCGAACTCCTCGGGCACCAGCGCACCGCCGGCCGAGTTGCTGCCCTCGTTGAGGGCGCGGCTCTCGACGCCGTGGTCGCGGCACCACCGGAGGTCTTCCTGGTTGCGGAACACCGTCGCCCGCAGCCAGCGGCCGCAGCGGTAGGCGCTCTCGACGGCTTCGGGGCCGTCGTTGAAGGCCCGCAGGCTCGTGTGATGCGGGTTGATCGCCCGAATCTCGACCTTCTTCGGCTCCTCGGCCGGGGCGGCGACGGGCGCCGGGGCGGGGGCGGCCCGCTCCACGACCGAACGCAGTTCCGCCTCCTTGGCGGCCAACTTCTGCTCGAACTCCAGGTCCGACTTGACCTTGTCCGCCTCGTCCGTCAGGCGACGGAGTTCGGTGGTCTGCTCCTCGGAACGCTCCTCGCAGTCGGCGAGTTCGTTGAGGCGGGCGGCGATGGCCGCGGCACGGTCCTGAAGACGCTTGAGGTTGGAAGCCATTTGGCTGTTGCTCCTTTTTTGAGCCAGCCAAACGCAAAAGCGGCGGCTGGCGGGGTATCCCGCAAGCACGCCGCGACAAGAATCCTCAAGTCGCTCGCACTGCTCTCCGCGAAATCCATCGCGGAGCGGTTATGTCTCTCTGTAGCCTACCGTGTGGACGCGTAGGCGTGCAAGTCAGTCGGCGGCGCCGCTTTCGGGTGACGCCATCGCTTCGTGAATAATGGGCTGGAGAT